CGCAAAGGCTGTGACGAAGCAACCCTTTCCGCTGTCGTCACCATGTCCCCCCGCCGGGTGGTCTATGTCAGCTGCAATCCCTCCACCGCCGCCCGGGATGCCAAGTGGCTGGAAGAGCATGGGTATCGGGCAGAAAAGGTGCAGCCGGTGGACCTTTTCCCGAGGACGAGGCATGTGGAGGTTTGCAGTAGTTATATCAGAGTAGACAAATAACCTGCCGATTTTGTCGGCGCCAACAAAATCGCGTTATTCGCGCATTTTGCGAAAAGTCAGCGAAAAGTGCGCGTAAATTCAGCGATTCCGCAATCTAAGCACAAAGGCCGCCCAGTACGGACGGCCTTTGTGCTTTTATTCTTTGTACGCTCCAATGCTCCTAATGAAAGCCGATTCTTGAATGTATTGCACATCCTCTGCGATTGAACTCACCGACGATCTACTGGATCGTATCTCAAAAGAGTTTACTATAAATTTTTGCAATGTCTGCAAATTGTAGTCAATTACCGACTTTCCGAAAAACAACGCAAGCGCCCGGATGATGGCTTCTTCATGTCCAGCAAATTCACATACAAACAGCTTGCGTTCCGGGATAAAATATACCCAATACGGAAACCGCTTTTTGTCATAGGAATTCTTTGCGTCAATGCATAGTGGGTCATTTTTTACGAAGTTCACCGC